CATCACAGTTACTGGAATACCCTTCTTTTTCCCATATTCCTTGGCTTCTTTCTCGCCTTTTTCTGTATATGGGAACTTCTTGCTTCCTACTTGTGGCATGATATTTCCTTATCGAATCATCTTAGTAGCAACAAAAGAAATGATACCGCCTACAACAGATGCGATAGCCATTCCAACGAACATACCGCCTTTAGACTTATTAGCCATCTCTAAAAGGGCTTTAATGTCTTGACGCAAGGCATGAACTTCACTCTGGAGAGCCTCAACTTGAGCTTCAAGTTTGCCAAACTCTCTTGGATCAATCTCAGACATTTGCTACCTTTCTTGGCCTGCCAGCCTTTTTGATAGGGGTTGGGGGAGCAAGCACTAGCGGCTTATCGTTATTCTCAATTTCTTCTTGTATATCAATTCTGACATAGCCTTGATGACCCTTCATGCTATCAATGTCATGTTGATGAACAAAGGTCACAGTTTGACCGCTTTGAAGACAACGATAAGTAGCCATATATTCTCCGAAAAAAAGGGGGTTTTTAGCCCCCTCTTTATTAGACCATGCGAGCTACAACAACACGGAGTGTTGAAGAAGCCAAGTCAACAGTAGAGCCAGACTCATTCTGGATACGGAATTTAACTGTGTTTGCAGCAGAAACATAGCCTGTAACTGTCAAACCAACCAAATCCACACCCAAAGATGCGCCAATGACCATATCACCCAAGGCTACGCCAGGGATTGTGATGTCGTCTGTCTCGCCTGCGCCATCAACCAAAGAACCAGCGTCCAAAGTAGCACGAACTACCCAAGTGTCGCTAAAAATTCCACGGAATTGGTCGTTACCTCTGCGAGATGTTACCGATGATGCGGTTGCCATATTAGATTCCTCCTAGATTAAGAAAAAATCCCCCCACCCGAAGGCGAGGGGAAAAGGCAACTATTAGGCTGGAACTGCCAGAGCAAAAGCGCTGGAAGACAAAGCTGCACCAGTTGTAGCGGCAGTACGCATAGCTTTCACACCATACAATGTGTCAGATGTGAACAGAGTAGCCAAGTACTCTTGTTTGTACTGAGTTTGTGAGCGAACACCAACTTGCTCAACCAGAACCATAGAGTCCTTGTGACCCATCAAGCAGATGCGGTCAGTACCAGTATTACCAGCACCGAAATCGGCATTGCTTGTTGTGAACACGGGGATACCATACAGTTGACCGATTTCACCATTGCGGATTGCATCGCCATTACCCACAAAAGCCTGCTCTGTATAACGAGCCAAGCCCATCAAAGTGTTGCGGCTTGAGGGAGGAATGATGAAGAAACGACCATCCATAGGAGTGTCGTTGTCGTCCAAACGCTGAATAGTGCGGCGAATAGCAGCATCAGTCAAAGCAGCGGCATTGGAGGTAGAGCTGTTATAAGCAGTAGTACCATCAGAACCGATGTAAGCCTTAGTGCTAGAAGTAGCAGTTGCATAGTCGTTTGTACCAACTGTAGCGCCATTGAAGGCACGACCCAATTGGATCAAATCGGTATCAACTTGTTTAGCCAAAGCATAACCAGCATCGGCAGTATAGAACTGACGCAAGCTGTTCAATGCTTGTGCTTCTACGATGTCCTCAATGAAGCGTGAGTACTCATAGTGCTTGTTAATCAAGACTTGAACTTCAGTCTCGGTGTCTGCAATCAGAGTAACGGCTGTAGAAGCCGCTTTAGCTGATGCTGAACCACGAGTAGGAGCTGGAATGTGAACTGTGTCACCTTTCTTGCCCTTGAAGTTCATCTTCATTACGATGTTTGCCAATACAAGGTTCTTCTTGTAGGCGGCAACAATTTCATCACTCCAAATCTCAGGAATGAAGGTTGCTGCGGTGGTTGTGGTTACTGCTGGGGTTGGATATGCCATGATTAAATCTCCTAAAACAAATTTTAACGAACCCGACCTTCTGCGTATGCTGCCATGATCTCGTCACTCAAAGCATCGTATCTGTTCGGGTCTTGCATTTTCAGCCGAATAAGGTCAGCCCTACGATAAACCTTCTTTGATGACTCACCAGAACCACCTGTATCAACTGCTGCGGCTTTAAGATTCTGCTTGCGTGTAGCCTCGCTAGATGCTTCACTTTGCTGTTTCTTAACACCACGAAGTTGCTTATAAGTGCTTAACAATTCATTGGCAGAATCATAGTCATATTCAGCATCGGCTCGCTTGAACAACTCAATGCGAACAGGGCTAGATTTAACCCAGTTTGCAAAGTCCTGATCTTTAGCAATATCGCCAAAATCAGGGTGATCTTGCGCTAACCTCTGTTGAATCTGTGTCCTTTTCAATTCTAGCGTTGCTTGACGCGCGGCTACAATGTCAGGGTGACTATCAACTGTCCTTTGAACTGCCTTCTTTGGGTCTTCAAAAAAGTCAATCTCAGGCTCGTCCTGCTTAATTTGTTGTTGTTTAGACCCAAGGTTCTGTCTAATAAGTTCATCGGCTAGTTTTCTAACTTCGCCTACCTCTTGAGCCTGCTTTCCAATTAGCTTTTCAGCCTCTTGGTGCATTTTTACTATCTCATCCAGACTTTTATCCCTGTATTTCTCAGGAAGTTCTGGTTTAGAAGCAATCTTCTGCTCTTCGATTTCTAACTCACCAGGCAATTCTTTGTCATCATCAATCAACATATTTTTCCTTTTTCCTGCCGTTAATCGGTTGTAGGAGATTCAACTCGGCACTATTGCTTATGAGTTGAGTTTGCGTTCGCTTTTTAGCTTGTCAGTATGGCTTTTCTCAAACTTGCCATGGGCAGTTGGGAAATGACCAGACCAACCTTCTAGCCGAAAAGTTGGCGCTGAGAGAGTTCGGTTGGCTGTAGCTCCGCACTCACACATTAGACTGGTTGCCTCATAATCAACCAATCTTTCTGTTCTATGTCCGTTTTCACAGACGAAATCAAACATTCTTCTCATTTAAGTCCTCGTAGGCTCTTTCGCTGACTTGTTTCAAGTTTTTCAGCCATGTGAGAATAGAAAGTTCACCTTTTCTAAATTGTAGACTTTTTTCGTCCTCAATTGTAGATATATTATTCAAAGGTTCAATCATATTGTCAATGTCTTCCAAAAGGTCTCTCCACCCTTCGGTAGCCATCATTGTAAATCTAGCCTCGTAATAGGCTTGCAATTCTGGGGTCATACGGAATCTGCACCTTGAGAAGATTCAATAACTTCTGGCTCTGGTCTAGTTTGAACAGTAACTGTATAAACCATGCCATTTTCCTCGTATGGATTGCATCCAACAAGCATCTCAGTAGCCCTATCGTGAGTCTTAAACTGACTAACTTTTAAGCAGTTATTCTCAGTAAAAAAGTCATCATTAGGGCCTGTAATTGGGAAAGATGTATTTGGAAACAACTCTTTATAGTTGCCAACTACGAAATTTCCATTGTCTAGTTTTGCAATGTCCATGTTTTATCCTTTATCTGGGAATGCTGCTGTAGGAGCTGTAAAGTTACTTGTATAACGAGCAAAACCTTTGGTAATGCGTAAATCGTCTAAATAGCCATCATATAAATAGGTTGTATCGTAATACCCGCCAACGCAAACAAATTGACCCGAACAATTTCCTGTTGTTGTTGCAGACCCTACAGAAGTTCCATTTACATATATAGTAGATGTACCAGATGATCTAACAAGTGCAATGTGATACCAAGTACTAGTTGTTATGACTGCGCTTGAACTTCCTAAAAAAGTACCAGCGACATTAGCAGTAATTCCACCATTTAAAGCGCCACCAGTAGCATTACCACCTTGATATATAGCAATTCCTGTTGTATATCCCGCTTTTAAACCACCTGAAGTATCTGATGTTTGTATTACGCCTCTTTGGTTAGCAGATGCAACATTATTAGAATTTAACCAAAACTCAACAGTAAAGTCACCCGTACCAAAAGCAATGTTTGGACTTGATGCTGCAACTAATCTGTCGGCTGTTGCATCAAAAGAAATTGAGCCAGTACCATACTTCTTAACGCTTGTAGAAATCTGTGCGTTACCCACAGTTTCTAAGTCGCTCATCATGGCGTTGTCTAGGATGGCGGCATTGCTAAAACTTGCTAAGAACCTTGTATTAGTAATTGCAGTCAATGGTGCTGTTGGCACAGTTAATGTTGTTCCAACACCATAAGGGTTTGAACCAATAACAAAACGAACATCGCTTAAATAACCAGTAATTTGATTTAAGTTTGAATAAACTGCACCAATATACCAACCACCAGTTTGTGCGTTAACAGTTCCATTAAAACTTGCGGTTGCAATTCTTACACCATTTCTAAAACCTGCAATAGTAGACCCTGTTCTTGCTATAACAAGATGCGACCATGCTCCAACTGGTGTAGCGCCCATTGGCACATTAAAATTTTCAGTACCATTAGATTGATACGAATAAAAAGTTAAATTTCCACCTGTATCAACATAAGCATTTAACTGATAGTTGCTTTGGTCTTGGCATAAGATACTTCTATTTGATAGTTGCGCTGGTAAATAAATCCAAAATTCAATAGCAAAATCTTGGTTGGTAAGATCCATTTGTGAACTATACGCAACCTTGAGGCTGTCACCAGTGCCATCAAAGTACCCAGAGCCACCAATCACGCTTGTGGAGTAGGTAGATGTAGCGTTAAATGGGCTGAAGCGTTGGACGCTTACATCACCATTTCTTGTAATGGTGAAGTTGTTTGTGCTGCTGTCAATAAATCTGCTGGATTGGCAAGTCAAAACGCTTGTGCCAGAAATTGCAGTTAATGGCGTTATGCTTGGTGTAAAAGCACTTGTATAAACAGCCGTGCCTTTAACAATACGAGCATTTGAAATGTAAGCGTTGCAATAATAGTTGCTTACATCTTCAAGCCTTCTACCAACCGCAAATGCGGATGAACTACCTATGTTTGCGCTATTTGTCCCGCTGTTTGTAAGTGCGCCATTTACAAAAAGTCTTAACGTAGTTCCAGACCTAGTTAATGCTAAATGTGTCCAAGTATTTAACGAAAGTGTTGTACCCCATGCAGTTGCAACACCATTAACTTCAACGCCATCCCTGCTTAGGTGGATGCCAACGGCTGTTCCGCTGTTTAATGTGCTTATAAATCCATCATATAAACCAACCCACGAAACTGGGTAAACCCAACACTCAGCAGTAAAATCGCCCGTACCAAAACCAAAAGCGGCGTTTGCTGGCGCTGTTAAGTAGTCAGTTGTGCCATCAAAATAGTTTGACCAGTTACTACCATAAGGACTAAATGTGCCTTGGGTCGTATTGCCGTTGCGTGTAATCGTAAAGTTATTAGTAGATGAGTCTACAAATGTGTTGTTCTGAGCGCCATTAGTCCCATTACCATGTAACAACATAGTTACATAGTTAAACTTTGAGTCTTTTGGGTCGGCTACAGCGCCTGATTTTGATGATGCAAACATATTATTGCGTGTAGTTTTGACCTAATGTTGCACCATACCAAGATGTTCCATCACTAAAGAATGAAAAGATATCTTGTTTGCTTGCAGTACCAGTAACAGTAGGTGCAGTAGCTCCTGCCCAATTTACTGTTGACCAAGTAACAGATCGAGAGCCAGTACCATCTTGACGCAAGATAATGATGAATGACTTTCCTGCTGCGGCAGTAGGCATAGTGATTGTTGCATTGCCTGTCAAAGTCAAAATCTGTACTGTTCCGTTAGCCAAAGATACTGTGATTGCTGTGCCTGTGTTGGCAGTATAAGCAGTCTCTGTATAGTTGGTAACTGTTGGGTTTGTCAGAGTCTTATTAGTAAGCGTCTGAGTTGCAGAAGTACTAACAAGATCAGCAGAGTTAAGCTGAGAACCAGTAGGTAAATTTACTGTATCTCCAGATGCAATCTCACCCAACGAGGTTACATCTGTACCCGTATAAATTGATTTGACAAGGTTAACGACAGCCATAAATTACCTCAAGTTGTTAGTGCAATGTTCTTTGCTGTGCCAGAACTATTAAAGAATGGAAGGGCTGTGCCGCTAACTAAAGAAATAGTATCTGAAGTGCCATCAGCCTTGTAAAAAGGAAATACAAGAGTTCCACCGCCACCACCTGATGAAGCAATTGTAATTCCACCAGAAGAATTCGTAATAGTTATGTTGCTTCCAGCAGTCAAAGTAGCCGCTGTATAACCAGTTCCGTTGCCAATTAACAACTGTCCATTGCTAGGAGTAGAGGTTATTCCTGTACCGCCATTAGCGATAGGTAAAGCAGTACCGCTATAAGAGATAGCCAAAGTACCAGAAGTGGTAATTGGAGAACCACTTATAGACAAGAATGAGGGAACAGAAGCCGCTACAGATGTAACTGTTCCTGACCCACTACTTGTAGCTGCAATAGTCTGGTTAGGCCAAGTTCCTGAAACTGTAATGTTTGAGCCTGCAACTAAACTTGGTGTATCTGTTCCTGTGCCACCATTAGCAACTGCAACAATGCCTGTGACATTAGAAGCAGTACCAGTAGTATTCTGATTAAGAGTAGGAATGTCAGCCGCTACGATTGCTCTAAATGTAGGCGCTCCAGAAGAACCATTAGGCGCTGCCAAGACATAGTTTGCAGTCTTAGAAGCATAAGGATTCTGAGTGTCGCCATAGCCAGAAGCAAGACTAATATCAGGAGTAGCGCCACCACTAGAAACAACGGGTGAACTTCCTGTTACAGAAGTAACTGTTCCACTATTAGTTGCGGCAATAGAAATAGAACCATTGCCATTCGTAATAGAAATGCCAGTTCCCGCTGTCAAAGTGGCTTTTGTAAGCGTATTGCCACTTGTGTTGCCAATCAGCAACTGTCCATCTGTATAACTTGTTTGACCAGTACCACCATTGGCTACAGGCAAAGTGCCATTAACACCAGCAGTCAGAGAAACAGTATTCTTTTCCCACAGACTTGTTGTGCTGTTGTAAACAATGGTCTGTCCGTTAGAAGGAGACTGAGCCGCAACATTGTGCAACTCATCTAGTTCATAACCATTCTGAACCTTGACAAACAACTTTCCCTGAGTTGGGTGAGCATATTCAACTATCGCAACATAAACAATATGATCTGGTGCATAAGGCTTAGTAGTTGTGTAAGTTCCCGCAGTTGTAGGGCTTAGATACAACTGCTGACCATCTGTATAAGCAGATGTATCCATGCCAGTAACCAAACCAATGATGGTCACATAACCATTTGAGTTATTGGGTAAGTTAGCATTGATAACGCCTAAAGTTTGAGCAGATGTTGAGTCGCCACTAGCAATGGCTTTGCTTACTGTTGATATTTGACCAGTTGCTCCAGTAATGTAGACAACAGTACCTTTAGTCAAGGTAGCGCCTGTCGTGTTTCTTACTGCAGCAATTACATTTGTAGTAGAAGCAGCGACCGCAACAGATAGGTCTGCTACACCAGAAGTCGTAGAAACAGTTACAGAGCCGTCTGTAGATGTAATGCTACCAATGGCATTAACATCGGTATAAGTGAGCGTTACAACCCCTGTTTGACCATTTACAGAGGTTACTAAATTAGTCTGGTCAATCTTTTGCCAGTTAGTACCATTAAAGATCAGCCAATCACCAATTTGCCAATCAGTAATACCATCTAAATTTGTTGAGCCAGCAGTAGCGACAATATAGTAGTGACCATTTGTGCCGACACCAGAAGCAAGAGTTGGAGTATTGGTAGAAGCATTCCATGTGCCTTGATAACTCAAGCCACTAGCAATAGTTCCCCAAGAAAGATTTGTGCCATCGGTTGTTAGGAACTTTCCTGAGTTACCAGTTTGGCTAGGAATCAGATTGTTAATCTGAGTCTGCAAAGAAGCCAAAGTATCCAGAACATACTGAGATGTGCCACCGCCATTTGTGATGACTTTGATCTGGCTTGCCAACTCCATTGGCATGATTTCGCCAACATTGATCTCATTGCCGTTAGACAATATGATGACCAAGCCACCATCGAAATCTAGATAAGCATTGGTGACAGAAACACCATCTACACCATCTCTACCATCTTTACCCGCAGGGCCTTGAGCGCCTTGCCGACCAGGTGCGCCATCTTTGCCTGGCTTTCCATCTCTACCATCTCGTCCATCTGTACCATTGATACCATCACGACCATCTTGGATGGAAGCAACTCGTTTTTCAATGAGATTGCCTAGATCGTCATAACGACTACGGATGTCAGATTCAATCTTTTTGAGAGCTTGGACAACTAAGTCGACATTCTCGCCAATCTTCTGCTTTTGAACAGCCCTAGCTTGTGCTACTGAGTTTTTAACAGAATCAAGAATCGCTTGCTGTTGCTCAGGAGTCATGCTCTTGAGGATTAGCTCCTTGACCAGACTTTCAGCGTCCATTGCTCAACTCCTTGGTCAACTGATCTAAGAAATCTTGTTCCATGCCTGAGATTTTATTCTGCTTATCAGCCATTTGCATCTCAACAATCTTAGATTTATTCTTAATATCAGCCTCCTTGAGCATCAATTCAGCAATCTTCACTCGTTTGTCAAACTCATCTGACTCTTGACCAGTAGGCAAGTTCTTAGTTGCGCTACTAAGCACTTTAGCCTGTACTTCTTGTGGCATCAACTGAGCTTCAACAGACAACTTAGTCGCTTCTGCACGATTTTGCTCGGCTTGTGTTGCTTGGACAGCAATTTGAGCCTGTGCCAACTGCATAGCCAACTGTTGCTGAACTTGTTGCATCTGTTGTGCTTGTGGATCAGGTTGAGCCATCTGGTCAAGCATCTGAATCAACTCATGGCGGTTAGACAACGAGCTGTTTGCCATGATTCCTTTGAGAATAATAGGCAAAACTGGTGTATTTGGGCCAAGAGTCTGGAGCAAAGAGATGAACTGTTGTTGCTCATGCTCTCTAGCAATGATTCCAAGCGCTGCAGTCGGGATAAACTTCAAGTCAACAGTAGGATAACGCTCAGGGTCAAACTGCATATAGCGATAAGCAGCCTTATTGATAAACGGAATCATAAAGTCTTCTTGGAAGTTCACCAAGGTACGCTTGTACTTCTTGATAATCGAGGCAACAGCCATCGAAATACCACCTTGACCAGCATCCCTAGAGACATTTGACACCATTCCGTTGCTATCAAGCGTACCCGTAGACTGCAAGAGCATTCTTTCAAACTCTTTGGCAGTATTCATGTTGTTTGGATCAGTATTTCCAAACTTGAACGGGAACAAAATCTCGTTAGGATTGCCGTTTGTCAGGATATTCTTGCCTGGCTTTACCTCAAACTTCATGCCACGGGGTAAACGAGTCGCATCCATCGCAATCATTGGGCTTGTAGTCAATGCCAAAGAGTCCAAATGTGAACGAATCTGAGCGTCTACAGCCTTTTGAGAGTTATAAGCCTTCTCAACAGTACCACGACCAAGCAAACGATTAGGAACTGTATCGTCCTGATAAGCCAGAATTGGACGATCCTTCATCATGTAAGGATTCTTTTCTGCCTTGAGAAGAACACCATCGTTCGCAATCACGACAATAGCCTCTACCAAGTCAGAATACTCGTCCTGAACAGAGTCTTCAGGGAACAAATCCTCAACTTCTGCTTCATTCTCTAGCTGCTCAAGATACTCTCTAGGAACTAAACCATAGTAGGTCAGCAACTTAACCTTGTCATCTTCGTACTGAGTAATCTCTTGAGTAGGCTCAAGGTCAGTATCCATCGAATCAGTACCGATCTCTACCTTGCGATAGATGCCATCTTCTTGACCCTTAACGACTTTATGGATAGAGACATACTTCTCAATCGCCACACCCATACAGTCTTCAATAGAAGTGCCATTAGGGTCAAACAAGAAGTTCTTAGGATTAACAGGAACAATCTTGACAGCAATTCGATCTTTTTCTAGTACGCCAATAGCGGCTTGACCAGGTTGACCAGGGATTGCTTGGGTAGACGGAACAAAGATTTTCTCGGTCTTGACAACAATCTCACCGATGCCAGTACCATAGATTTCTGCCATCAACTCAATCTGGTCAATAGACTTACGAATCTTGTCTACTTTAAAGTCTTCCATCAGTTGAGCCTTAATCATGGCTACATCTAATGGGTTGTTGTTGACATCACGGATATCGTCTTGAATGTCAAAGAACTCACCTTGACCAAAGATAGCTTCCATGATCTCGGCATGGCGAGTCTCAACGGCTTGAGTAGTGCCAGGCGTTACGATGCGTGAACGCTCTGATTCTCGGGTCTTATCTTGGGAATCCCACTCACCACGAAAGATACGCTCGTATTCCAACCATGCAGTTAAATAGTTAGTATCACGATAGTCTCTCCAGCGATCACAATGGTTAACTACAAAGCTAACTAACTCTTTATCGCTGTCTGTTGGTTCTTGGAATTCCATTACACCCCCGAAATTATGTCAATCGGCTCCCACTCATCATCATCTTCTTGTTCAAAGTAAGATGTAACGGCAAGCTGATCCATGTATGATAATGCATCTGGTAGGTCATCATGGACGCCAGTTGCAGGAAACATCAGAAGTTGGTCAATGAAGTCATCCCAATTCTCTTCGGAATTAAGTATGATTCTGCCATGTTCGAACCTTCCTTGCAATGCCCAAATCACTCTATCTGTCTTTTTTCTGTTTCCGTGGGTCAAATCAACGATATGAGCATAAACATTGTTCTTTCTCATAAGGTCTGACAAATAGGGCAAAACAGCGTTTTTAAGCGCCCCCCTCTCAATTCCCACAGAAGTTGGTCTGTAATCCCGAATAGCCATCAGAATCTTAGAGGCTGTCTCCCGAATATCCCATCTTCCGTGGATGATCTCTTTGACAAACCACTTCCCATCCTCAGTCGCCTTAACCACGCAAATAGCCGACTCATCCAGTCTTTTCTTAGCATTTCCCGCTTGTTTGGCAACCTCTTCAAAGCCCGCAAGGTCAATCGAGATGAAATAGCTACCATGCTCAGGCTCTACTCCATACTTGATCCAATCCTCTTTAAAAATGTCTGAACCCGCATTGGAGAAGCTAGCCATGTATTCTTGCTTGAAAGCAAAGGTACTCAGGGTCTTCTTAGCACTTTCAATCTCTGTAGGGTCAATCAAAGGGTTATCTTGGGTTGTAAAGTGCCAACTTTTCCAGTCGGAATCCCCACCATTTTCCCCTAGTTTAAAAGTGTCATAGAACCAGTTTCTACCCTTTGGAGTACCAATAAACAAGGCTCTACCCTTCTTGTCAGACAAAGAAGCCCGAATAACTTGTTCCCAAGCCTCAGGCTTAATGTCAGCAACCTCGTCCAGTACAGCATAGGTCAAAGACACACCCCGCAAGGTATCGGGTCTGTCAGCACCACGGACATAGATTCTTGCCCCATTTATCAGGGTAATATCCAAGTTATTTACATGGCTATTCGTGATGATGTCTCTACCAAGGTCTAACAATAAGTCCCAGATAATTTGCCTAGACTGCCCCATAGTAGGCGAGACATAAAGCACAGCAGAGCCTTGAGGACACTTTAAACCCTCAATCAAGAGCGTTACAGCAGCCATACGAGACTTACCACACCTACGCCCAGCAGCCACAACCTTGAACCGAGTCGTATCCTTAAATACCTCTTGTTGCCAAGGAAGCAAGCTAAAGTTCAAATCAGCCATATTTAGCCTCTACATCTTCTGGTTGGACAGAATCAATAATAGTCGGTTCTTGTCCCAATCCAGTAATGTTAATCGTCACAGCACTCCTTTGGCTCTTATCCTTCTCAAACATGCTAATAGGCAAGGTTCGGTCTAAACACATCTTTAAAGCCACCAATTGATGTGGATGCTCGTCATTCAATGCTATCTCTATCACCTTCTGAGCAACATCCTTACCTCCAGAACGAATCATCAACTCCTTCAACTCCTTGAGCCTCTGGTGGTCTGTCTTAGGCAATACAGCAGGCGGGTTATCAGCAAACCTCTGTATCGTCATCTTGACGCTTCCTTTTGGTCTTCCTCGTCCACGCTTTAGTGTTTCCATTTGATTTCCTTTTTTTTGAGGGTGGGGTGTACCACAAATATCTACCAACCCAACCAACCCACTCCCCCCCATCAATCCAACCAACCTACCAATTCCACCAACCAATCGGTCTAGATGCGAATGATTCTCATTTAGATTTAGATAAGAGAGTGAAGCACCTTTTCTAGGGTACTTGTCTTTTTATCTAGCATTCTGTTTACCCTATCTTTCCCTTTACTATCCCTTACGCTATTCCCTAATGATTCACTCATTAAGGGCTGTCTCTTTATCCGCGATCTCTATATTTAAAATACTCAATGACATACCAGGTCTGTACCCTTGGTTATGGGCATAACTGTATAGGTCTATCATGTTCTCGAAGCCACGGCATAGATTGCCTTTACCAGCAGCAAGTAAGGCTATTCTTTGAGGGTCTGACAATGTTCTTTGGAAATATCGGGTATCTGGTTTTGATGGTCTGCCCATTGTCTGAACCTTCCACAAAAAATTGATTTATTTAATTATTGCACACTTTAATTCTAAGGGTAAACCCTATTAGGGATTTGGAGGGGTCAATAGAATCAACAACTTACAAGAACTGGCACGATTCTTTCGCGCTATATATGTGAGAGGGTAGAAAAAATGCTCTCTCTTTTATCAACTTCAATAGGTGTCAACATGAAAAGCAATCGTTCAGAATACTTAAATTTTTTCAAAAACTGGCTCAATTATCAATTCCCACGCAATGCCGATATTGTCCGCAATGTTTTAATCATGCAAGAGGTTCGCAAAATCGTTGAGGACGATCAAGAGGCCGCTTATTGGGGTGATCGTGATTGTTGGACAATGCACGACATGGCGAACAAAAAAATTCAATCACGCGCCATTGAGGGGATCACAGCATGAAAAATACTCTCTTAGACTATATGACAGCCATCGGGTTAGGGCTTTGCCTTTGTATCGGGTTGTTAGCTTACTTCGACATTCTCACAAAGTAACTCTTTTTAATTAAATTCAATAGGTGTAAACATGACAATCGAAACTGAAACACGCTTGCAAGACCATGTGCAACAAATAGCCGAAACAATCACTAAAGGCTTTGGTGACGAGCTTAACTACGATGGCGAAGAGATGTCAGCGTTTGACTATCTCCAAGATGCTTTAGACATTGAATACATCGTTAACAAAGACAAAGAATATTTAGGCGCTAGGGTTTTAGTGGCTTTTGGCGGCCCTAATATCTGGGTCAATACTCGGACTAAAGTTGTTGAGGGCTATTGGTGGGGCGAATATGCTAAAGCCTCGTTTGACGATGGCATTGGCCTTGATGATGCTTTAGAAACTCTTTGGGGTTGCTAATGATCTATGCCTGCATTGCCCTAGTCTTTCGAATACTAACAAAACGCTAACCTACTAACCCGCCATTGAGCGGGTTTTTTCTTTCCTGCTGTCCAACATTGTCTAACCCTAAAAAATGGCTTAAAACGGGTTTTTATCGGCTTCTAGTGGCATTTGCTCGCACAATTTCCGTATCGTTTCATTCAGGGCAGACAATTCATCCATCTTATAAACAGACCAAAGCCTTTTTTGCCCATGTATCCCGTTAATGCTTCCACGATGGCAATCTGCACATAATGGCATTGATGTAAACCATTGACCCTGATTTATCTCGTGGCATTCGCTTGGTGGAGGTGAGTCGCAAATAATGCAAGACATCCCCTTGATTCGCTCAATGTGTTGTTTTTCCCCATTGGTGGGCTTTGCTTTGTTTTTGCTTTGCATCCTATTGAGTAGACTTTACTTCTAGTCTTGCATTGTATTGCTCGGTCTGCCACACAGAAATCCGTGCTTGTGCTGCGGTCATTAACCATCGGTACTTTTCTTCAGTTTCAACCGCTTGTCTGATGCCTTCTAAAATTCCAATGTAGTCTTGGTGGGCATAAGCAAAGGTTTCTTGTTTTCCTAAAACTTCAGTTCCTGCCTGGCTCATCAATTGGGCTTTTCTGCTTTTCCTAAATTCCTCTAAGTACATCCGATCCGCTTTTGCTTTTGCATAAAGTGGGGCTGTATCTATGAGGTATTGAATAGCTTTTGTTGGTTCATTCATGGCTCACTCACATTCAATAATCTTTCAACCACAGGGATAAAGTTAATACTTAATGCTTTATCAATTAATCTTATTGATTCGTTAATCATTTCATCGTAGGCTGAATCAGTTTTTTGTATTGCAGATAATGTAAATCTAGCATCTTCAAGGGCTTCTATGTCTGCGCTATTAGCTTGGTAAATCAGTTCAATATCTGTCATTTGATTTCTCGTTCATAGTGTCGGTAAGTAGGCGCTGGTTTATCTTTACCGCATCGCCTACCATGCTCGTTAGCCTCTTGCAAAGCCTGAAAAGCCCACTTGCAATTAGTGCATACCCAATATGGAGGGTTTCCTGGCGCGTCTTTCTTTTGTTCTATCATGTTATTTCCACCACTTTGTCACCATGTGATTTGATGTAATTCTTGGTCTTTTGGATGTATTTCTCAAATTCTGACCTAGAAATACTCGATTGTTGGAGGTCTGCATACTCAATTAAGTCCCTTACAGCTTGTATTCCCTCACCACTTAACCCGAGCTTTTTAGTCTTTTCAAACCTAATAGCCGCTTCATGTAGGGCTTTTTGAGCTTTCTCGCATACTGGCAACACTTCAGGGCCAACTCCACTTCTAGCCATCATTTCCGACAGATTAAGCACATCAACGAGCGTCCGCCAGTCTTGGACTGTTCCTTGACCCTTTGTAATAGCCTCTAAAGCTGAGTATTCAAGGGTTCTTAGTTTGTCCAGCTTGTCCCTCTGGGTTATCGCTGCTCCCACTATCGCATGGGTCACATTGTCGATCAGATTCCAATGCTTTCTCTTTGTTTTTTTGCGAGTCATTATCTTTTCCAAAGATGGCATCAAAATTTGTTGCGTATTTATCCCAAGAAATATCAAATGGGCGAGGATTACTTCCTTTTCCACTCATATATGTCTCCATGTTTTATTTTTAGCAATATTTCGTATTGTTTGATCGGTAACACTAAACATTTTTGCTAATTCCATTGAATTGCTTTTGGCTATAGTTCTATTACCACGAATGTAATTATTTTTAATATACATTACGTCACTTTCTGTTAAGTTAGTCATGCCATGTTTTGATCCTCGAGCTTGACGACTTTTACTAATTTCATCATTTTTATTGTCTTGCAAAGTTCCTACAAACAAATGATCTGGCTTTACGCATTTTGGGTTGTCACATTTATGACAAACAAATTTATCTGTAATATTCAGTCCTGCTATTAATGCGCTAAATCTGTGCGCATATATAGTTTTATTTTTTACAGTTATAAGTCCATACCCTTTTTTATCTAAAAGTTTCCTCCATTCCCAACAACCATCTGTTTTATCAACTTTAGTCCAAAATCTATCGATGTCTTTTTGAGTGTGCATTTAAATTCTCCTAACATCTATTTGCATATTCTTGATTGCTTACTTGAAACGGACGAGGAGTTGACCCCTTGCTCATGCTTCCCCCTTAATGCCGTGTGCGGCTTCGATGGCTCGGGCAAATTGATAATCAGATGGCGACAAGACGGGTATCGTGTATTTGCCTTCATCGTCTTCTTTGTAACCCGTCCATGAAAGCGTACCTGCAAGGCTTGCATCGTTAACAATGTCTTGAATTTCCTCATCCGTCAGCGGCTTGCGCTGTGGTGGGGTGGTGACAAGTTCCCAGTCACGATTTCGCCATTCCCACTCGGCCCCGCAGATGCAGTGAAGTTCTGAAAAGATTGGCGAACCAGAAGTATTTTGTTGGTTCGCCAATTGCTCCCTTTTAAGTTCGCCATAGTTCCATACCGCTTCCCCAAGTTGCGCCTCGGTTTTGGTCAGCCGTTGCTCCAATTCGTCACGCTGTTTTTCCAACTCATAAAGTCCGTACAAACTGGCTTTCATGGATTCGATTTCAGCGGCACGGATACGGGCCAGTGCATTGGCTTTGCCGAGTAGGTCATGCAGTCTGCGCAATTCATCATTGACAGGCTCATCCTTCGCTTCTAGTGCGGCTTTAATGGCGGTGATGGCTCGATGGTTCTTTACCAATTGATAGTCATTAGGGCTTAATAAATGGCGGTGTAATTCCCCAGTTGATGACACTAACGCCTCCAATGCTAATTTAAGGGTTTCGTCTTTATTCATCTTTTAACTCCCTGACATAAATAGCAAAACTTGCAGCAGTATCACCAAATGGCAATCTCTCAATATTGGTTGCTATTCTTTCTCTCTCTAGTTGAGCAACTAGATGAGCAAAATTCATCAAATGCTCATTGTAAAAAACATACGAAACTTCACCAGATTTATGATTTTCAACACCATGTGATGCAGATTGCCTAGCTAACTCAATAACCTTTTCAGGAGACATAAAACCTCCAAATTGAGTAAACCCACATCCAAAAGACTACCAGCCCACAAAGTATCAGTTTCCACTCAAAACTCATACATCCTCCATTTAGGAATTTTTTTCTTTTAGTTTTCGTTCTATAGCGCCAGCATAGAAAACCCAATCAGCACTTAAACAACCCCAATCTTCAGCTAGTTTCATATGCTCTTGCTCGGTTAAACCTCTCCAAGGTCTTTTGTTTTCTAGGTGCATCTCTATTGCATCGAGTATTTCGTCTTTAGTCATATTGATCTCCACATTCACAATGGGCCATAAAGTTGTAGCAAGTCACGCAATATCCAGCTTCAATCATTTGCATACGGACTTCATGCCTTAAATGGTGGTAATGCTTAAATCGACTTGTTCCCTCTTCTTTATCTTTATCTGTAGGCAAATCAGCATCCCATAGTCTTGACCAAGCCTCAAAAAGATCTTCGTTTTGTTTAAACACCCTTGCTGACCTTTCGATGAGCTTTTTATTGCCCTCTACCAGGTCATCAATGCGTTTTTGTTGTTCGGCAATAGTTCTCTCTAGGCTCATACATCCTCCATCTTGTAGTTGAGCTTGTGGTGGTGAAAGCGCATGGCAGCTTCCATTTCTAGCTCTTTGAAGTGTTCTTCAGAGAATAATCCGATGACATCTCGACCCTCAAACCAGACTTCTTTGATGTTCTCGTTATAAGTGCCATCTTCATCTATTTCATACTCGTAAACGACTGTAACGATCTCGCTACCTTCGCCAGTAGTTGTATCAAATTCCCATGTGTTCATCATTGACTCCTGTTAAAAACTGTTAATTTACTCTTGTTAAACAATAAATCTATTAGGACTTACCCTTAGTCCAAGCATTCTTTTACGCAAATATCGACACCCGCAAGACTTGAATAAACCTTCGCAACATGGATATTCACGATCTGAGAATCATCCTTGTAGACCACTCCATTCATGGCATCTTCTACACTTTTCAGCACATTGGATGCGTCAGGCTTCTTAATTGGCTTCTCTGAGCCGTTTAAACAGGCTTCTAAGCGCTTTTTTGAGTACGACTGAGGGATAGGTGCTCTGATATACAGATAAAGGTTTACAGGGGTTTCCAAACATTCTGAACTTCCCATCGCTTGTATGGCTGCTTCTTTGATTAAAGATTCATAGTTGCGGGTTTTGTCAGGGGTGTAAGTTTGAACAAAGTTTCCTCGCTTTGCATACCTGGCTCTCTGTTTCCCAATAGGGTTAGCGTCTACTTTGAATGTGACCATAAATGTCATTTCAAGATTCTCCATGCGGTTGCTGCACAGAGAGGGACTTGGGCATTCCCAATGGCTTTAAGTCTGTCCACCCTAGCGGGAATCCCATGAGCCACTCGACCCATGTTGGGTTCAGCTGACCACCATTTCCTGCTCCCATTAGTCGAGCCTCTTCTACTGTTGTGTTTTTGTTCAACAAATCCCAACTGCCACTCCCGCCACACATCCCCTTGGTTCTCGGTGTAGGCCAAGTTAGAACTGCTGTCGAAAGTGAGGTCTGAGTCCCTTTCTTTCCTTCCCTGCGAATCTGAAGACCCTGCCTGGCTTCGCTGTGAACAGGAGTTGGCCAATTTGCCGACAATCCACATTCTGTCTCTCTGGTGTGGGGCATTAACATCGGCTGCTCCCATAACAGTCCATTTACAGTCATACCCCATTTTGGTAAGGTCTCCAATAACTCTTGTTCCTCCTCTAGTAGTGAGCATTGGGGAGTTTTCCACGAACACGAATCTGGATCGTACTTCGCCAACCACCCTCGCCATTTCTCTCCACATTCCAGATCGCTCTCCATCGAGTCCATCACCTTTTCCTGCGGCAGAGATGTCTTGGCACGGAAACCCTCCAGATACGACATCAACAATTCCTCGCCAAGGTTTTCCGTCAAAGGTTTGTACATCATCCCAAATCGGGAAAGGCGGGAGAAGCCCGTCATTTTGTCTAGCGCACAGTACGCTAGCTGGGTATTGCTCCCACTCGACTGCACAGACTGTTCTCCATCCGAGGAGATGTCCCCCAAGTATTCCTCCACCAGCACCCGCGAATAAAGCCAACTCATTCAATTTGTCCTTCTTTCATTTGACGCATATAAAAACGGACTCGATCTCTTGCTCCAGTTCCGTAGATTCTTTCGCAACGCTCAAGCCTGGCACGAACAAAGTCGTTATCTTGGTTTGTTTGCCAAGTTCGGAACATTTCCCGAGCTTCTGCTTTCTCAAGAACAACTCTGTCTCCTGCATTGGATATTGTTTTTCGGCTGTATGCCATAGGGGTTTACTCTAGGTCGCCAGTAAGTTCTAAGGCTTGGTTTATCAGATGAAGAGGGTAAGGTACGCCTTCACGAACCTTGTCTAACAGTCTCATGGCTTCGTAGTAGTTCATACTGTTACCACCACTTTTTTAATTCTGTATTGATATTTTTTTGACCTACTGTTTAAATCTTTAATATACAACGCAGCAATTTTTTTATTTGTAAATGGCCTTACAACAACGCATTCAATAAAAATACCACTTCCCCAACTATCTCTAAATGTTCTGTGTTTGCAGACTAGGTAAATATTCATGCTTTCCTCACAACTTCTGCAATGTATTTGCGAATATGGTCTGGCATAGGTGTAGCCTTCTTTTCGTCAGCTTTAATCTTTTCCAATGCAGGGTCAGGCTCATTCTTTGATGGAACTGTGAGCCTCACAATGTCAGCAGGATTTTGCTTTGGTGCAATCCATTCAGCTTTTAATCCTTGACTTCCTCTGGTACACCACTCAATCAAAAACTTCTCTAAAGTCCAACCAAGCTTATTTGCTTCAGCAATAGCTCCATTTATGACTGTTTCAGTTACGGCAGCTTTCTTAGATTTTCTTAAAGCCAACCAGTCATTCCATGTTTGTTCAGAAACCTCAAGTGGACAAGCAACTTTAGTTGCTTTCTTTTGTGTCTTGTGTTCTGTGTCTTGTGTAATGGGTAATGTGTTATGTGTAGCATTGCTTTCGGATAGCGTTGGCAATGCGTTCGCATCTTTCTTACTCCATCTGGCTTTAGCAGAAGCACTAGCCTTCTCAGACTTCTCATCAGCCTTGGCTATTTCCTTGTTTGCTCTGTTATGTATCCAACCAGAATCAGTATAAACAAAATACTCTCGCAATACGATTGCAATGCTTTCGGTATGCGAACGCATCCTTATTTGCCTAGATACTTCAGCTTCATCAAGAGGAATTGGACATTCGTGGAGATAGTACCAATCAAGCAAACGCCTGTAGACTAAATCTTCAATGTCAGAAAGATGCGAAGTGTGACTTTGGTAGTCACCAATGTTGAACTGGTAATAGTGCATATAGTCCGCTTTTTTAACCACCCTTTGAAGGAATTGCCAGCAGGAGAAGGGCTAACTCTTTTCGGTCGGGTAATTAGTCCGACCTAGCTGGATTCCATAATAACAAAACTATTTTACTTTGTAAACTTAAATTCTTTGATTATTTGTGATCTGCTTTGTGAAATCAGGATTTCCCTTGTAAAGCCTCTTTGCTTGAGCATTCATTACTCGGTACTCAGCAGGGGTAAAAATACCCTTGGCATTACGAATATCAAACGGATTCAGTAGGCAGCGCTTCTCTTCTGGCTTCTTTGCCTCAATCAAATCGTCTGACAGGGTATATTGGGCAATCCAATGCTTACCAACCTTGACCAACTCTGTTGTTAATTCACCCTTATGGCGAAGTTTCTTGGCTGTTGATAGGACAGTAGCCTGTGGCATACCAGTTAGGTTAGATAACTCATGTGAGGTTAGTGGGCCATTCTGGAGAGCTTTGATAATTCTTGCTTGTGTCATTGGTACATTTCTTGGATGTTAATAGGTCTGTTAAGGTGGTTTTCTAGAGTCCTGGCAAGCAAAGCCACTACTGCGGCATTGAAGTCCTCAGGATCATCCACATAAGCTGAACACATTGTGATTGCGTAATCAAGCAATGTCTCAGCGCACTTTTGTTCAATTTGTTCGATGTTCATACCAGTATCTTAGTGTTGTTTTTTTGTTTGTATATAAGGGTTTGTCCTAATATAAAACATAAAAAAGTTATGGCATATTAGAGGTGTTGAGCGCTTTCAGGTGCGAAGTCCATCGTGCTAAAAAGCTGCAATGAAGTTCTGGCTCAGCTAGTGTGTTCAAGCATTAAACAGAGAATTGCAGAAACGGACAATTTTGATAAACAAGTCAATAGGAGTCAAGATGCCAATTTTGAACGGCAAAAAGGTCGTAGACCTAGAAGTAGATGGAGTGGATAGTGGGGATTATCCTGATTTCTCAGACGCATACTTTAGCTATGCTTGCTATGAAGATGGAACACCACTAACAGAGGATGAGTTAAACAGACTCTCCGATCTTGCAAGTGATGTTCTTTGGGAAATGGCTTACGACAAGCTCCACTAATGAAAAACCTATTTCAAACCTATGTGGAAGAGTTTTCTGACATCCACTACTGTCCTTATTGTTTGACAATTAAGGGAAATAAAATAGTCTGTTGCCAAGAAGCAGACTTTATCAAGTTCAAGGATTTATATCCTAAAGACCAAATACAAATAATCGATCAAGAATTAAACGATAATTTTTAAGGAAATATCATGGGCGTACATAAAAAGTTAATGCAAGCAAGAATTCTCTTGCAGTCTGCACCACTCAAGAAATCAGGCCATAACAAGTTTGCTGGCTACCAGTACTTTGAGCTTGGCGACTTCATTCCAACAATCAATGAGATTTTCAACAATCTTGGACTTTGTGGTGTTGTCTCTTACGACTCAGAAATTGCCAGTCTGACAATCACAGATACAGACGATAACTCAAATATCGTTATTACCTCACCAATGGCAGAAGCTAACCTCAAAGGCTGCCATCAGATCCAGAATCTTGGTGCGGTAGAGACATATACCAGGCGCTATCTTTGGGTGACAGCAATGGAGATTGTTGAGCATGATGCTCTCGATTCTTCTGCCCCACTAAAAGACGATAAGGTAGTTATTACGCCAACACAAGGCATTGCAGACTCACTTCCACCAGAAGAGATGCAGTATCTGCGTGAGTTGGCAATGGAACTCATGGCTCTTGATGGAAAACAAGGGCTTGAGAAGATGGAAGCAGAGAACCTAGAAGCTGACCAAAAGGTTGCTTTATGGGGACTGTTGCCAAGCAAAGTGCGTTCACAAATCAAGAAAGCTAAGGAAATTTAATGGAAAAGCGTGACAACTCAGGCGTTTTGTTCAAAAACGACAAAAAAGAAACAGGAAACCATCCTGATTACAAAGGAAATCTGACAGTAAATGGTCAAGACTTCTGGTTATCAGCATGGATTAAAGAAGGAAAGTCTGGCAAGTTCATGGGTCTTGCATTGTCTCCAAAAGAGCCACAAGCACCACAGAAAGCCAAGATGTCTGAGCGTTCCAAGGCTACTGGCTTTGATGACGAAGATGCACTACCATTCTAATTAAAATGGGTGTATACTTTCTGTACTTTTAGGAGTTCAGAATGACTACATCAAAAGAATGTTTTAAGTGCAAAACCATTAAGCCATTAGAAGAGTTTTACAAACATCCAATGATGGCTGATGGTCATGTAAATAAATGTAAAGAGTGCAATAAAAATGATGTCACAGCCAACAGGAATAATAATCTTGAGAAAGTTCGTGCATACGATAGGGAAAGATCGAAAATCCCAAAGCGTATCAAAGCGCAAGTCGAAATTACACGAGCTTGGAGAGCAGAAGATTCTCGTAGACAAGTGGCACATTCAGCGGTTGCAAGAGCAATACGAAACGGACTTTTGGTTAGGATGCCGTGTATTAGATGTGGAAAAGAAAAAACAGAAGCTCACCATGAGGATTATGACAAGCCTCTTGAGGTTATGTGGCTTTGCACCCCATGTCATAAACAACGGCATAAAGAACTAAAAGCAGAATTCTGATAGTTTACGAGGGGAAAGCGGATGCTTATGGAAGATTCTCAGCCAAGTGATTCAGTTCATGAGGTGCAGTACCACAAGACGCAGCGAGTACCCTCACCCATTTAATAGGAGTTAATGATGAATGATATTTTTGACAACATGAAAAAGTCTATGGACAGATTCTTTGGCACACCAGCTTTTAAGTTGGCACGGAAAGAAGACCCTGTAACGAGCCATGAAGCGGCTCAAGCAGTAGACACCACCAAGATTGAACAAATCGTTTATGAGGCGATTAAGAGCTTCCCTGATGGGTGTATCTCAGACGAGATACTGGAGAAGTTTCCACAATACCCATATTCCTCAATAACAGCCAGATACAGAGCCTTGTTAGACAAAGGTTTCATTGAAATTACAGGCACTAGAGTTGGTCGTTCTGGCAAAAAACAACGAGTTATGAAGGCAACAAAATGATTGAATTACCTCCACATTCAAAGATTAGCTACCCATCGGTTGCTAACAAAGAATTCAAATGGGAGTCTGGATCAGATGTTCAGGCTCTATGGAAGAAACATGGTTGGACACCCCCATCAGAAAAGATGACTCCACCACCACCAGAGAAAGTTCAACAACCTTTAAGGAGATTAAGATGAGCTATGCAGCAGTAGAAATTAAGATCATTCAATGGGCCGAGGCTCGCAAGATTATTCCCAACAGCACACCAGAGACGCAATTACTTAAAGCGGTATCTGAAATGGGTGAATTGGCAGATGCAACCATCAAAAAAGACAGAGAAGCTGTCATTGATGCAGTCGGAGATGTGATGGTCTGCCTAGTCAATTACTGTGCTCTACAAGACTTAAATCTGGTAGACTGCATGGAAGTTGCATACGATCAGATCAAGAATCGTAGGGGTACTCTTTTGCCCAACGGAGTCTTTCAGAAAGACGCTACTTAGCAAGTAAGTAAAGACCCACATTACTAAAGGCGTAGCCTGTATATACAATTGCCATATACAAGTTACCCTTTAGTGCTTGTTCACCAGCTATATAAGCGTAGATCAAGCCTGTGATAATGATTAGGGGAGCACTCAAAACGCACCTACATCAATAACTTCACCACGGAATTCAATCTGGTCTTCATCAAACTTATGGACAACTTCAGGCCACAATAGCTTGCCATTAAAGAAGTTAAGAATAGCAAATCCTGATCTGTGGTTAGATGGATTTAGCTCTCCATAAGTGAACTGTGGGCCATCAGTCTCAGCAAGAGTGCCTGTATCAACACCATATCGAGTGCCGTTATAGTCATCAAATGGCGTGACTTTAAGGCTATGCAAGTGTCCAGTAATGATTGATACACCAGCGTTTACAGTATTGTTGTGAGAAGCATGGATACCATTCTTATATCGGTGCTTAACAACTACTTTTTCGGTAGGCCAACAAGCCCAACAGAAATCCCAATTTGTAATGTGGTCTGTCAACTTAAAGCCTAAAACATCTTTAAATTGTGGTGCGTGTTGAGCTAATCTGTTGGCAAACCTAGCATCGTGATTTCCCCATGTAAACACTAGCTTTACATTATGTCTTTCAGCTTTGGCAGTTTCCTCAATTTCCTCAAGTGCTGCTTGGCAAGCCTTTAACTCTTGGATGACAGATGTTTGAGGCATATCAGAAGCGTCATAACGGCTGATAGACGCTCCATCAAAAGCATCTCCGTTACATATTACTGCTTTGGGTTTGAACTCTTGAATAGCCCATAGAAGCCCTTTAAAAGCTGTTGAGCGTTGACCAGGTATGAAGTGAGCATCAGAAAAGACAATCACAGTACCATCTTCTATGCCCAATTCAATTTGCTTGAGTGGAGAAAATGATTTTGGTTTGGTTGAATCATACTTAGCGCCTCTGTGGTCTGCCGCACCTAGTTTGATTTTGTAATGCTCTTCAATCCACCTTCTACGCAAATAAACTGCTCTAGTGGCAATACCAAGATGGTGAGATAGTTTTGCCGCAGACTGTAATTCACCCCATAGTTTGATGAATTCAACATCTGTGCAAGTTTCGTTATGAGCGCCCATTCGATTCCTTGAAGAGTAATTGCTCAAGCAAGTTAATAACCCTATGCTCTTGCATTTCCACCTCTTCTTGAGAAGATTTAGGGTCTTGTGCAACAGTCATCAGATCATGCAGCATTACATGGAGCAACTCATGTAAAGCAGTTTTGTCTAAGGACTCAGGCGTGATCTTTTCAGCACCAA